GCCTGGACGCAGCACCCGATCACCCGCTTCGTCGCCAGCGCCATGCAGAAGGCCGCAGCCCTGCAGCGCGAGGAGTGGACCTCGCAGTCGTGGGGATCTGGCGAAGCCAACCCGCTCGCCCTCGTGGAACTGCGCACCCGCGCCGACGCCTACATGGCCTTTCTGGAAACCGGACTGGAGCAATATGCCGCCCTCATCGAAGCGTGAAATCAACCACCGGCTGAACGAGATCAACCTCGACCTTGTGCCGCTGCTGAGCAACAGCGCGCCGGGCATCAGGCCGGTGGAGTACAACATCATCGTCGCGCCGATGCGGATGGCCGAGAAAATCGGCTCGATCCTGCTGGCCGACGAGACCCGCGACACCGAAGGCCTCGCCAAGCAGATCGGCCGCATCGTCGCCCAGAGCCCGCTGGCCTACTCCTACGAGACCTGGCCTGACCCGAGCCTTCGGCCGCAGGTCGGCGACGTCGTGTGGTTCGCCCGCTACGCCGGGGCGCTGTTCACCGGCTTCGACGGCGAGGAGTACCGGATCCTGAAAGACAAGGACATCGGCGCCGTCATCCCGCCGACCCCCGCAGAAGGAACCCTCTAATGGCCCGCAGATCCGCGGCGGCCGTGGCGGAAACCCCCGCCGACGAGGCCGCCGACAAAGCGCTTGACAACACCCCGGAGACGGTATCAGAATACCGCACAGGCTCAGTCTCCGAAGGTGAAACTGAGTACGGTCAGGCTGTCGCCAAGCGTCTCGGCTGGACCCCGAAAGAGGAGTGGACCCGCGACCCGTCGAAATGGCGGGACTGGGACACCTACCTCGACGACACCCCCAAGGAACTCGACACGCTCAAAGAGCGTCTGCGCCGAACCTCCCAGGCCGCCGCCGACGCCATCGAGGATGAGCGCCGCCGAGCCCGGATCGAAGCGCAGAGCGAGATCAGAGCCGCCGCCGAAGCCGGCGATCCGGACCGCGCCGCGCGCGCCGCGCAGCAGTTGGAACGGACCGCCGGGCCGCCGCCGCAGACCGTCGCCTGGATGAGCCGCAACGAGTGGTTCAACCACGACGAGGACGCGCGGATGATCGCGACGGCCGAGGTCAACCGCCTGGCCCAGCAGGGCGCGAGCATCGAAGACCAGCTCGCCGCCGCCGAAGCCAAGGTCAAGAAGATCTTCCCGCAGCACTTCGGCGCAACCGCCGAGCGGAAAGAGCCGGAGGCCAAGCCCGACGCCCGTCGCGCCGCGCCGATCCCGCCGCAACAGCACGGCGGCACGCGCAGCGCCGCCGCGCCGAGCCGGAGCAAGAGCTTCGCCGACATCCCCGCCGGGGACCGGGCGCAGTTCGACAAGCACTTCCGCAAGGGCTTCGAGCAACGGCTGGGCTCGAAGGACGCCGCGGAGCAGAGGTACGCCGCCACCTACTGGCGGGAGAAGAGCGAATGAGCGAGATGCACGACGACACTGCCGATCTGGAGCCGCGCCGCGCCCGGCGTGAGCGCGCCGACGTGCAGGGCGAGCATCGCCGCCGCCGCAAGGCCGGCACGCTCAACCGCATGGTCCAATTCAAGCTGCAGGTCTTCGACCCCGAGGACTTGGACCTGGAAAACTTCGTCTACTACTGGCTGAACGACGAAGGCAACAACATCCGCCGCATGACGCAGCTGGATGACTACGACCTCGTCACGCTGGAAGAACTCGGCCAGGCGTTCAACCCCGAGAGCACCGACAGCGAGAGCGACCACCGCGTGCGGATGCTGGTCGGCAGCAAGCCGGACGGCTCGCCGCTCTACGCCTACCTGGCCAAGAAGCGCCGGGCGTTCTGGGAGGCCGACTACGAGGAGGCCATCCGCGCCCGCGAAGACATGATGGCCGGTCGGGTGTTCCACGCCGAGGCCACCGACAGCGACGAGTCCCGCCCCGGCGGCTCGGAGCTGTTCTACGCCTCCCAAGGCAACCAGATCGGCTCGGCGGCTCAGAGACGCCGTGGACCCGTCCCTAGGAAACTCTGAGCAAGAGGACCCATTTAGATGGCCGCCAACCCCAACACGCCCTACGGGCTGCAGCCGGTCAACCGGCTGGGCAACGCCGAGTTTCGCAACTCGGTCAGCCTGTATTACGTCCCCGCCGCCAAGACCAACGCCATCTATGTCGGCGACCCGGTCCTGAAGGTGACGGCCTCGGCCGACGCCAACGGCGTGGACGGCTGCGACCTGGCGGCGGCCACCGGCAACATTACCGGCGTGGTGGTCGGCTTCCTCGGCGTCTGCGCCTCGGGCGCCGCGGCCCCGGCCTTCTTCGGGCTCTCGGCGACGCCGGGTCCGGCCTACCGCCCGGCCTCGACGGCGCAGGACTATTACGTCCTCGTCAATGACGACCCGCAGACGGTCTATGCGGTGCAGTCGAACGACTCCGGCGGCGCGCCGGCCGCCACCAAGGTCGGCCAAAACGCCAACCTCGTGGTCGGCACCGGCTCGGCCTACACCGGCCTGTCCGGCTGGATGCTGGCGGCCAACTCGATCAACACCACCAACACGCTGCAGGTGAATATCGTCGGCTTCCTGCGCTCGGCCGACAACGTCGCCGGCCAGTCGAACGCCAAGCTGCTGGTGCGCCTGAACACCTCGACCGAAGTCAACGGCGCCACGGGCATCTAAGCCCCCAACGCAAGCGAAAGGACTTAGAGACCCATGGCATCGATCATCACGCGCTCCAATCACCCCGACGCCCTGTGGCCCGGCGTGCTGGAGTGGTTCGGCCTCAACTACGACGAGTTCCCCGACGTCTGGACCGAGTTTTTCGACCGCGTCGAGGGCGAACTGGCCACCGAGCGCCTCATCGAGGCCACCGGCTTCGGGCTGGCCCGCACCAAGACCGAAGGCGCGCCGATCACCTACGACACCGACGCCGAAGGCTACGCCACCCTGGCGACGCCGACCGTCATCGGCCTCGGCTATCAGGTGACCCGCGAGGAGCTGGAAGACAACCTCTATACGGAAGTCTCCAAGCCGCGCGCCGAGAGCCTGGCGTTCTCGATGCACACCACCATCGAGCTGACCCACGCCAACGTGTTCATCAACGGCTTCTCCGGGTCCTACACCTTCGGCGACGGCCAGCCGCTGTATTCGGCCAGCCACCCGACCAAGAGCGGCAACCAGTCGAACCTCAACGGCCAGTCGGGCGTCGCCGCCAACCTCTCGGAAGCCGCGCTCGAAGACATGATCAAGCAGGTCTACCTGGCGAAGAACTCGCGCGGCCTGCAGATCAACCTGCGCCCGCGCAAGATGATGGTCCAGGCCGGCGACATGTTCAACGCCACCCGCATCCTGGAAAGCCAGCTGCGCTCCTCGACCGCCAACAACGACATCAACGCGGTCAAGCAAATGGGCCTGATCCCGGAAGGCGTCGCGGTCAACCCCTACCTCGGCGTCGAGTCCACCGGCGCCTGGCACATGATGACCTCGACGCAGAAGCGTAAGGGTCTGGTGTCGATCTGGCGTCGCGAGCCGCAACTTGAGCGCGACTCCGACTTTGATACTGAAAACGCTAAAGCCAAGACTACCGCGCGATTCGTCGCTTCGGTCGGTGACTGGCGCTCTACTTTCGCCAACCAAGGCGTTTAAGTCTTAACGGCGGGGCGTAGGGTAAAACCTACGCCCCTTTACCGGGGAAGATCGTGGGCCGCTTCAGCCGCAACCTGGCCTATGCCGGCTCCGACAGCTATCGCCCCGGCGACGCCTGGTTCACCTGTGATCGCTGCTCCGGCCGCTACCGCCGTTCGGCGATGCTGACCGAGTGGACCGGGCTGAAGGTGGACGCCGGCTGCCTCGATCCGCGGCCGCCGCAGATGTCGCCGCCCGAGGTCTATCCCGAGGGCCTGCCGTTCCTCGACGCCCGCCCGCCGCAGGACCGCCCCGACCGGCTGCAGGACGACACCTCGCTGCAGAGCACCACCGGCGGGATGCTGGCCCCCTACGGCCAGCTTTACCCCAACGGCCAGAACCCGCAGCCCGGCGCGCTGTCGCCGCTGCAGCTGGTCGAGACCCCGACGCCGCAGGGGCCGAGCGTGCTGGCCGACGACGTTACCTTCGTCACCGGCCCGGTCAGCGCCCCAGACGCCGCCAGCCCGGCGCCGGTCGATGGCGCGCCGGTCTGCACCGCCGCCCCGACGATCTCCGGCACGCCCGCGCTCGGGGCCACCCTGACCGGCGGCGTCGGCACCTGGACCGGAAGCCCATGACCTTCACCCTGCAATGGACCCGCGACGGCGTGCCGATCCCAGGCGCCACCAACAGCGGCTATACCGTGACCTCGGCCGACCTCGGCCATTCGCTGTTCTTTCAGGTCACCGCAAGCAATGGCGCCGGGGCGACCACGGCGACCAGCGCCGGGCTGGCGGTCAGCGGCGGGGCCAGCTTCGCCACCGTCGCGCCCTCGGGGGCGTGGACCGGCGCCGCCGGCTCGGGGGGAACCGCGCCGAGCGACCCGACCCGCTCGACCGCCAAGCCAACCCTGCATTGGTGGCAGGCCTCGCAGATCCGCGGCGTTGGGCCGACGCTGATCGGCGTGATGGCCGACGCCTTGGGCGGTATCCAGAAGGTGCGGTTCTGGGTCGAAGGGACGACGCAGGATGTCACCCTGAGCTACTACAGCGACACCGATGTCAACGGGAACGCCCGCATCCGCCCGTTCTTTGGTATCAATGTCGATTGCGCGGCGGCCTATGCGGCGCACTCCACCGGGACGATCAAGGTCTACGCCCAGGCCTACGCCAACGACGGCACGATGCAAAGCCGGGTGATCGGCCCGCTGATCGTCTACCCGCGGGCCAGCGCCTACGATTGGGACAAGACCGTCAAGGCGTCGGGCGGCGACTACACCTCGCTCGCCACGGCCATGCAGGCGATGAAGGACGCGCTGACGGGCGGGGCCGAGTGCGGCCGGATCACCATCGGCACGACCGCCACCTACGACATCGGCTCACCGGACGTTTACAACTTCCCCTGGTCGAAGGGGCATAGCTGCATCACCCATGCGCCCGGCGTCACCGCGACGCTGGTCCGTGGAACCGGGGCCTTCGACGGGACCCGCGGTGGTTACCCGGCCGGCACCTGGGACCCGCACGACCCGTGGACCTTCTACACCTACGTCGATAACCTTGAGTTCCGCGGCTCAGGCATCGTCATCGACCGCAAGAACTTCGCGCGGATCGCCGCCAGCCCCTATCAGAACACCAACCCGCTGAACCTCAACCCGGTGGACGGCTCGCAGAACAAGTCGGGCAACTACCTGTTCAACGGCTGCACGATCACCAATTCCGCCGGGACGTGGCCGCAGACCTACTGGAACGGCGGCCCGGCCCCGACGCTTTTCATCAACGACCAGAACGCCGATCAATGCACCGTGCGGGCGCAGGATTGCACCATCGCCTACCAGTTCGGCGGCATGATGTGCTTCGAGAGCAACAGCAACCCTACGTTCCAGAACGCCACCACGCACAACAAGGTGCATAAGAACTGCGGCACCGGCCACATCATGCCGCACTTCATCTTCGGCGAGTATTTCACCGACAGCGCCAAGTACAATGAGGACTACTACAACAACACCATCACCAATGGTATGTCGGTGATCTACTCCGGCGCGCAGGCCACCGCCAACGTCAAGTTCGACGGCTCGGCGACGCTGACCCTGGAAGCTCCGGCCGGAACCACGGTGGC